CGATAAAGGGCATTACAACCATATATTTTACCATAAAGATTTAAATGGTCTAATTCGTGATACTTTCTAGATTCACCGTTACCAATAATAAATAAGTTTTTTTTCATTAGGCTGTTTGTTCAATCCCACTTTCATCATGGTCTTCAAAGTCTTCATCATCATCATCATATTCTTCTTCATCTTTTTGATTAATTTCAACAAAGACATCATGATAACCACACCCTGCTAAAAAGTTAGTCAACTTTTCAGATAATTCTTCAAAATCATTTTCTTCAATAACAGTTTCAACTTCAACTCTTTCTTCTTGTTCTATCTCATCATCTTTAATTTCATTTGTTTTGATAAATGTAAATCTTTGTTCCATTTAGTTTCTCCTGAAAGGTTTTTTGAAGCGATTAAGAGGTCTTGCAACTGCTTCTTTTAGTTTAGTTCTAAGTTCAGTGTTTTTGTTTTGAATATAAGCATGTTCAGTTGATAGATTCTTGACTTGATTCTCAAGGTCTTCAACTTTAGATTTAAAGAAATCTCTTTCTCTTACTAAAGATTGATTTTCTAATTCTTTATTAATCAAAGATTGATTCATAATTTCGGCATTCATAATAACTCCTATTTTACTAAATTGAATAATATCATTTTATACTGAGAATTGTCAAAAGTCAATAGTTTTTTGTAATTATTTATTTTTTTTGCATGATTTGGCCATATGACAGTTTCATGAATTTTTGTATCAAAATCTTTAACATAATCTACAACACTATCTAATATAACCATTGTTTCAATACTAATTTTTTTTGCTAAATAATTTTTAAATAGAATAGGGTGTTGTCCGTCTTTACATTCAAATATCTTATTAAAGGTCTTACTTTGTTCTAATAACAATACTATATCATTCTTGAATTGATATCTTAAACTTTGAACTCTTTTTTTCCATTGCACATAAGTTTCTTCGTTGAACTGACCAACATATCCTTTTTCATTCTCTACAAAATTAGAAATAAAAAAGTCTTCGACCTCTTCTTTAAACTTTCTAGATGCTTTTCCAAAGAAAGCTTTATCTCTACGATTTAAATAACTGTTTCTTGTTGCTGAAGTTTTACCACCATACTTCACATAGTCGTAGTTAGAATTAAAATGTGCTTTTAATCCCATGTAAATCATATATGCTTTGAAAGGATCCAATGTTCTAGTTACTCCTCTTAGTTCCGTCATAAAGGTAACTTACCCATTTTCGGTAAATAATTTAAATTTCTAGCATCTGCTTCTATTTTATCTTTGAGTGGTTTTTGTATTAGATTAGTTACTGAGTCTGGTTCGACTTCTTTTTGATAACAATATTCTAGTATAGCGTCCATATGAGTAATCTTTTTTCTACGGACTTCTGATTCTATGAAAATAGAAAATGTTTTGGGTGTCATGATGTTCTCACTTATTTAATTATTAAAGAAAAAAGGGAGACCTGAGTCTCCCAATTTTAACTATTTCTCAGCACAAGCGTAAGAGTTGATTTCTAAGCCAACTGAGATTTCTGTGATAACAGGTTTATTCCAAGCCATGTTACTTCTCCTAAAAGTAGTGCTGGTTGTCTTAAAGACCGCAGACCACATAGTTAAGTGACAGTTTCTGTTTCCAGGTACTGTCAGACCCATAAGATTAAGCAGCGAGTGCAAAATCTTCAGATGCAAAATTATCGTTTGCATTTACTTGTTTGACCATTTAGGGAGTCACCCCATTCTTCTCCGATAATCATTCAATACCAGTCGACCCTACATTACCCCCTCATTAGGGTTGGTGGAGGTAGGCGGAATCGCACCGCCGTCCTGTCTATCTTCAAACTATCATCATCAAAAAATTCTTTACAATTACTCTTGAGATATTTAGTCTTATGTAATTCTGCAAGAATTATGAACAACTCGTTCATAAACTACCAAGAACCTGGCAATAATCCAGGAAACCCTTGCTTAGTATTAGTAGGTTCATTATAATACAATCCAATCTCTTTGTCAAGAAGGTGTAAGTATGTTTTTTTATCTTTTATGAACTCTTGTACTGTACCATCTTCTGTGACTACTAAAATAACTATCTGATTAATCTGTTCTTGTGTTCTCTCTTGATACATCTCTGCATATGCTGAACCTTGAATATAATAGTTTTCATTCCAAGAATCTTCTCTTGTCTTTGTACTTGTTTTAAAATCAATTACAGATAGTGTGCCTTTGTATTCTGCAATACAATCGACTCTACCAGCAAGTTTATAATAATCAGACCATAAAGAAGTTTCTTGTAGGTGAACTAAACCAATGTTTTCATCTAAATATGGTTTCAGTTGTGAGAACATACAGTGTGCAAGAAATCTACCTTTTTTCTTTTCTTCAATCTTTTCTAGTTTATTGTTTATATAGTCTTCACAAAAATTATGAACCTGAGTACCTCTTGTTGCAGCTTTTCTTGCAATGTAATTAGCAACTTCATTACCAACCCTATTTCTCCACTCTAATAAACCTGCCTTATTACGACCTGATAAAACAGTTGTAATAGAAGGATATTCGTTGCCCTCTGGGGTCGTATATAATCTTATCTTATCTTTTGTAACTGCTTTTATTTCAGGAATATTTACATCTTCTTTATGAGTAAATATATTATTTGATTTTGGAAACTCTACTACTTTTGTCATACTTCTGTTTTCACTACTTCCCATGGTTCTTCTAAAAAATTAATGTTAATTAGAAGTCTAATATCTTCGTCTGTCTGCCCTACTGATTGATGTTTTATATCACCATCTACAATCACAGCTCTATTTGCAACAGACTTAACGAACCCGCCGTTTTCAAACTCGGTTCCGCCATTGTTCGTATTTATATAATATAACAAAGTTTTGAATTTGTCAAGCCCTTCTATATCAATATGCCAACCATACTTAATAACATCTTGTCTTTTAGTAAAAAGATTGCTTTTAGAACGAATAACTTTTTTACATTTATTGTGTCTTAATCTACTTAATAATAAATTTGTTTCATCTGGAACTTCAAAATCTGTCCACATCATATTATAAGTTTCATAAACAAATTGAAAAGCTGCTTTTGAGGAATTAAAGTTTGCTTCTTTGATAAATCTCCAAGGTACTTCAGGCCCTTGATATTTTTCTTTTATTTTATTATAATCTAATTCTGATAAGTATTTGTCAATTATTTGCATTTAATAATATATCCCTAAATTGTTTATAACAGTTTTCCCAAGTCCATTTTTTAGACATTGTGAATACTTTTTTTCTATCTAAGTGCAAACAACCTCGTATTGCACTTTCCAAGTTATCTTCCATATAACCATTATATCCGTGTTTAATAACATCAATAGGACCGATAACTGGATAAGCTGCAACTGGTGTACCACACGCCATTGCCTCAATCTGTACAACTCCGAATGTATCAACTTTACTTGGAAACACAAACACATCAGCATTTTGATAATATTTTGCTAACTCTTGACCAACTTTTTTACCTACAAATTTAACATCTGGATATTTCTTTTTAAGTGTTTTAAGATACGGACCATCACCGACTAATATTTTAATTGAATCTGGATATTCTAAACTACAAAAGTCATCTAATCCCTTTTCGTGTGAAACTCTACTGACACACAATAATATATTTTTACTTGTCTTTTTATATTTTTTACTAGGTTTAAATATATTTCTATCTACACCTCTTGACCAAGTTTTTATATCTTGTGTAAACCCTTTTTCTTTTAACATCTTAACCATAGATTTAGTTGTGGTTAAAATAGTGGTAGAACCCTTATATACTTTATGCATATATTTCCAACCAATATTAGATTTAATTATTGGTATTCTTTTTTCAACAAACTCTGGAAACAATGTATGTAAACTCGTAGAAAAAGGTATGTTTAATCTCTTACAAGTTCTAACAAAGTTTAAACCAATAGGTGCTTCAGGCGTTGCTATGTGAATGTGTTCCCATTTTTGACTTTTAAGTAATTTTCTGACACCACAAGGAAAAGTAATTCCAATGGTTATTTCTTTATATAATGGTAAGGGAAATCTAATCTTACATCTGCCTGGGTGGTAAACATAAATAGTATCACCTTGTTTTTTTGCTTGGTCAACAAGGTTTACAAGTGTGGTAACAACCCCATTAACTTGTGGTTTCCAAGCATCAGTTACTAATAATATTTTAGACATAATTCACAATTTTAAATGTTCCATTTTTTTCTTCAACTAATGCTGAACAACTCTCTACCCAATCACCACAGTTCATATAGTCAATTCCATTAATTTTTTTGATAGCTGGTGTATGAATATGTCCACATATTACACCATCATATTGTTTTTCTTTACAATAATTTGATATGAGTTCTTCAAATTTTAAAACAAAATTAAGTGCTTCTTTAGTTTTAGACTTTAAAAACTTACTTAAAGACCATTGTTTTAGTCCAAATAAATTTCTTAATCTGTTAAGATTTAAGTTTAACATTATTAACCAAGCATATAATTTATCACCAAAAAACATTAACCATTTAAAGTTTTTATTCATCAATCTATCAAACAAATCACCGTGAATTACTAAATATCTTTTTCCATTTATTGCATGATAATCAATTTTATTTAATATTCTAACTTTTCCAAAACTTATTTCAAATCTTAAAAACTTTCTCAAATATTCATCGTGATTTCCAATAATATAATAAACTCTTGTTCCGTGTTTTGCTTTACCTAATATTCTTCTAATAACATTAGCGTGACTTGCTGGCATATACCATCTGTTTTTTAAACGCCACCCATCAATGATATCTCCTACAAGATATAAATTTTCACAAGTATTTTTTTTAAGAAAATCATTTAGTTGTTTTGCTTGACAACCTCTAGTACCTAAATGAACATCACTTATAAAAATAGATTTATACATTTAATCCTTTTGTATATACAGTTTTACCATTTATTTTACTTGCTGTTAATACCGATTTTCTATTTTTTCCATCTTCATTATAAGATACATGAATCCACCCAGAGCTAGGTTCGCCTGGTGTATAGAACTCTAAAATTAGCTGGTCAAAATCTAGATTATTCTCTATCCACATAGCAACATCTGCATTACTTTCTTTTAAACACTCAAGGTCAACTGCCTGACCTTTACAATGTTGTGATTTAGATGAACCACCTATCTTTGCATTTAAATCTGGACTTCTATAACCAGATGTAATAATTGTAATACCAAACTTTTCTCTTATTGGTTGTACAACATTTGCAAATAATTTTTTTGCATTTTCTAGATGTTCTTCACTTAAAGAATTATCTATTTCGTGTCGTGTTGCAGTTTGAGATTTTATGTATTCTGCAACAGTAAAGTTTTTTGATAGTTTCATTGTTCTAATCCTAATTTAGTTTTTTCTATGAGATAAGAACGAACAAATCCTGAACGAACAATATCACCTATTGTAAATTCTACTACTTCAAATTCTTTCATTTGTTCTAAAATTCTCATGAAATCTTGTAGACCTTCTCTTTCAGACATTTTAGATAAATCTGTTTGAAAAAAATCACCACAAAATATAATCTTACTATCTTGACCAACTCTTGTAATAACTGTATCTAATTCATGAAAATTTAAATTCTGTGATTCATCTACAATTACTATTGCATTGTCTAGAGTAATACCTCTTAGATATGAAGTTGTCAAAAATGTAATACTACCTTGATTTTTTAATCTATCATACAACATACTGAAAGCATTATCACTTGCTTGTTCAAACATAAATTGAACCATGTTATGATATGGTACTTGATACAATGCTGATTTATCTTCTTCATCACCAGGTAAGAAACCAATATCTCTTGTTGGTACAACAGACCTAATAATAATTACATTGTCGTATTTTGTTTTTGGGTCTAACACTTGTTCAAGTGCTAGGTATAGTGATACAAAAGTTTTACCTGTACCAGCGGCACCAAAGAGAAACAAATTCTTATTATTTTTTCTCCATGCTTCGAATACTAATTTTTGATTGTCTGTGATTGGTTTAATTGAAACTAAATTATCAAGTTTCACATCTTGTTTTTTTGCCATAATTAATCCTCAAGTTTTTTAATAAAGGTCCTTCCGTCACTATCTAAAGCAGAAATTGTTCCAGAACCATTTTCAGTTCTTAAATTAAAATACACATTCTCTGCAATTCCTATCGTACCCTCATAACGAAATGAAGAATCGTCAAATTGAATGTCTACCCGTTCTATATATTCGGCTGGAATCTCTGCCCTTGTTACATGACTAAATTGCAAACCACTATAATTAGGGTGCCAGAATTGATAGTTAGTAATTCCTGGATATGTGTACGGATAATTTACATCTATTTGACCTTTTGGTCTTCCAGAGTCTATCATACTAGGAGCAGAACAACCCCCTGCAGCTTTTATAAATTTTGTCTCCATGTACATATCACCAAATCTATCTTCTGCAATTACTCGTAAATGAGTATATGCATCAACTCTAATATTTGTTTCAACATATGCTGGCATATTATCAAATTCAAATACTGCACAACACGGTGTTGGATTCTCATCAATAATCAAGGTATATTTTATGATATCTCTTGACCTAGTAGAAATTATAATCGGTACATTTCCACCATTTACTGCACGATATGGCGCTTGAATATCAATTAATCCTTGAGATTCATGTATTACCACATCGTCATCAAAGACAGCATCTTTAATCCATTCTTCCCAAGAAAAATGAGTTTCCGAAGGTAGAGAAATAGGTAACAATAAAAGAAGTAAAAATAGTATTTTCATACTACTATTTAGTTCTTTTTTTATGCTTATCGTATGCCCTTCTTGCCTTTAATTGTTTAATCGTTTTCTTTCCATATCTATCAGCCAAAGGGCTAGTAGGATGCTTCTCTGCAATTTTACTTAAAGTGTCTTTCCAACCACTATCACCTAACTGTGATTTTGAAACACCACCAATAATATTCATTTCTTTAAAAGAACTTTGCCATTGTGGGTTTTGTTGTAAGAACAAAACCTTTTCATCATAGGTGCAGAACTTTTCTAGTTCTTCGCCTGTTTCTTTATTTTTAAAATCATATCTAGGCATTGAAACCGTATTCTTCGTTTAACTCTTCTTTTAAAGTTTGAGCTCTTTCTTTTAAATAATTATTTGCTGTATGAACATAACCCATATCTTCTGGACCATTGTCTTCAATAAATTTATCTGCGATTCTTATTTCTTCAAGCAACCACAATAGTTTATCTAATTTACTTACTTTTGTTTTCTTGCCCATAATATTTTCTCCTTAGGTCATTATTTTCTTCAATTAAATTTTTAATCTTGATATTTGCATTAGTAAGTTGTTCTTGCAAATCTCTAACATTTCTTTTTAATTGTGTTTCGCTATCTAAATAATTCATATCACTTTTTGCTATGTGTTCACCAATGTCGTCCCAATAACTTTTTCTTCGTACCATTGTGGTATACTCCTATTTTTCCAAGTGGCAAATCTTACCTTCTCATTTATATAGTAGTTCTTATATGCCGTTATTGGATTACCAGGTACTTTACAATACTCTGGCATACATTGTGGCATCTCTGTTGTTCTCATGTCTTGAGAAATATGTTTAGGTATAAAATTTAAATATGGTAATCTATCTTCTACTGAATGTCTTTTACCATATCTATGTGTATATTCTTTAAGTAAGTTTACTAATAGATGAAGTAACCAAGAATAGTTACCTTTTGTTTCTCTACACCAAATTCCAGATGGGTGTTTTACATGACTGGCTAACATCAAGTTTTTATCCATTTCAGAATTAGGGTGTTTCCATCTTTTAGCTTTTCTACCTGTTTTAGTTTTGCCAATATATTCTGTACCATCTAAAACTCTATGTGCAGTTGATAGTAGTTGTGCATATTCTACACACATTTTTACTGCATGTTTATCACAATGTTCTTGTGCTGTAATCTCAGGAGATTTATTTAAATAAAATACATTCATCTGTAAAATATATGCCTTCCTACTTTGGTTGTTACTTCTTTATGATTGGCCCACCTTGGGTGAACATAATCTGCGTGATACCACAATGCACCATCAGTAATATCAATCATATTTTTATGTTGACCTGCAACAAATTCTTCTGCAAGAGTGTATAATTCATTATAAGTTTTTTCATCTTTTGGTTCATCTGAATAACCATCACAAAACCAACTAAATTGACATTTGTTTTTTATTGGTTTTTTAATACCCTTTTCTTTTAACCACCACTGTGATATTTTTGCTTGTTCAATTACATCACAAATAGTATTTGGGTATTGTTCACTTGCAACTCTATTATATACTACTTGAGTTGTTGCCACAACCCCTGCAACACCTTCACTTCTTGCTTCAAAATACATATTTTTAGCAAGACAAGTAACTTGAGTTGGGTCAATGTAACTAATTTTTGGTTCGATAATTGGAAAGGCTATATCAAGTTTGATATCATCTGTCCAATCTTTTATTGGTTTTTCTTCATGGGCAGTAATAGCAATAATTATTGCTATTGTACCACCTAGTAAATATTTTAACATAGTACCTCTCCTAGTTAAAAAATAAGAAATGCTAGAATTATAATCAGAACGATATTCTAGCATTTCTTTAAACACATTCTTATTCTTCGCCATTTCTAAAGTTTTCAAACATTGCTAATAATAAGAACATGATTCCTACGGCAGATAAGACGGAAAGAGTAGTGAGAGAGGCATCACCGTCAACAG